ATTTCCATTACTTAACACAGCATCAGTAACTGATATGAATTCAGCTTGGTACAACTGCATTAGTTTAACTTCATTTCCTGCTAACATGTTTAACAATACTCTTTGCACTAATTTTACTAATGCGTTTACAAACACGGCATTAACTCAAACTTCAATAGATAACATCCTTGTTTCTATTAACAAAGCTAATACATCGAATGGGACACTTAATCAGTCTGGTGGCTCTGCTCCAAGTGCTTTTGGTCAATCAGCTATAGATTCTTTAAAATCGAGAGGTTGGGTGATTACAGTAACAGGAGGATATCAATCAGCGGTTCCACTAGGTATAGCGCCAAGAGCTTGGTGGGATTCCAGCGATACAACAACAATTACTAAGTCAGGAACGGCTGTATCACAGTGGCGAGATAAATCAGGTAATAACTACCATAAAGATCAACCTACAGCGGCTAATCAACCTGCTGTTATCACTGATGGTACTGGTACTGTAATTGACTATGATAATGTAAATGATTTCTTTACATATAATGTTGGTACATTTACAGGAAAAATGGGTGTTGCTACTAGATCAGGATCATATGTTGCAGATGTTAGTTACAATGGTTCTTTCACAATGCCTACTTATCAGCTTTTTGACGTAGTTGCAGTGATTATTGCTGCAACTATAGATGAAACAGCTTTTAAAGATTATGCAGTGACAAAAGGAGCCGTTAGGGAATTTAGTGCTGTTACGAGTTTGTTCAACGCTTTTAGAGAAAGAGCTGATTTAACTTCATTTCCGTTAATTAACACTGCATCAGTTAATAACCTGACTTTAGCTTGGTTTTTATGTACAAGTTTAACTTCTTTCCCATTGTTAAATACTTCTTCAGTTACTAGCATGCAGCAAGCTTGGAGAGGTTGCACTTCACTAATAACATTCCCTTTGCTCAATACATCTGCTGTAACTAGTTTACAGCAGACTTGGCAAAATTGTACTTCACTAGCAACATTTCCTGCTGCCATGTTTAACAATACACCTTGCACTAACTTTATTAATGCATTTACAAACACCGCACTAACTCAAACTTCAATAGATAACATCCTTGTTTCTATTAATACAGCAAACACTTCAAATGGTACTTTTAATCAATCTGGTGGATCTGCTCCAAGCTCGACAGGCACAGCAGCAATAACAGCTATGCGTGGGCGTGGATGGACAGTGACAGTGACAGGAGGCTTTTAATGAGTTTAATTACAGAAACAGGTAAGTACCTTTTATTCTCAACACAACAGAAAGCTGTAGAAGCTAATCTTGTGTGTTATGAGAATCTTGCAAGAAGTAAACCTAAAGTCATTAGGTCTTTAACAGAAGAAGAAATAAACCCTTCTACAGTGCCTACAGGTGAATTGGTATCTATGGTTTATACTATTCCAGGTTACACTGAAGAGTCTATAGAGGTGACTGAGGGACAAACAAAATCATGGTCTATAATTCATCAATGCCTCAATATTGCTGGCTATGTAATTCCAAAGCCAATTGACAGTTTGATGACAAATGTGGTCTATGATTCAATAGTAGATTATGATGAAAATTGGTATATTGCACCCGAGGTAATGTAAAATGAAACTATCTGAAAATGACAAAACTAAGATAAGAACTAAGCTATATAAGAATCTTAACTATAAGAATTTACTTGTTGAAGTATCAGAGGATGGAAGTATTTTCTTTTATGAAACAAAGGATTCTTCAGGTAATATAGTTAATCATAAAAAAATATTGAAAGATAAGAGAGAAGCTAAAATTCTTGCACGTGAAGAGCGTAGAGAAGACAAAAACATTGCACGCGAAGAACGTAAAGAGGCTAAAAACATTGCACGTGAAGAACGCAAAGAAGACAAAATTAAAAAGGTTTAATAATGATAAATACTATTACCATTTTTTTTCTAAAGGATAACATTATGAATTCAATAACAGAAACAGGTAAGTTTTTAGTATTTGATACTTTAAATAAAGCTGAAATAGCTGATATGAAAGTTTTTGAAAACTATGTAAGATATAATGCAAAAAAACTACATCACAATAAAATGTATAATTTTGAAGATAAAAAATGGTCGGACGAATGGCGCGTATCATCTTTCACAAAAGGTAAATATAAGGTCGTAGGTTTGCGAGATAATAAGGATAATCTTGAGAGCGGCTTTACTGAGTCATATGCTGAAATATCAGCGTCTGATACACTGCCTACTGTTTGGTATTTTCCTAAGCCTGACGATTCGTTAATGAATGAAGTTGTCGAATTTGAAGTATATGATGAAGGTCAGTTAGCAGGTATAATGATAGGTGATTCAATAATAAAGGATTCTGCTATATGATTAATTTCGTAATATATTACAACAAAATAATATCACATTTGGAAATGCTTGGTGCTATTTATGAGGCTAATTCAGATGAATCAAGAGCGCACACTTTCATCTTTGCTGCTCAGACCATAAAAGATAACTTCGATACTTTACCGGATAATATTCACGAGATTAGAAATCTTAAAGGTATCGGTCCATCTGTTATGAAAGAAATACACGAATGCTTGTTGTTTGGCACGTCAAAGCGCCTAGAGTTGCTACAAGAAAAATTAGAAAATAAGGCCTAACTAAAAAGTCAATAAAAAGTAAAAATTATTATTGGCTCTTAATTTTTTTTATTAAAAATGCTATGTTTTTAAATGCTTAGAGAGGAATTCAATGTCAGAAAAAAGTTCTAATTACGATAATTTTTCCATGCTTGTAAGTGACCAATCAGGACAATCAAGAGAAGGTGCTGGCAGACCTGAATACTCACCCACAGAACAAGACAGAAGAATTGCAGAAGGCATGAGCAGTCATGGAGTTCCACGAGAACAAATTGCAATTGTTCTGGGGGTAAGCTTAAAGACAATGTGTAAATATTTAAAAAAAGAGCTAATTATTGGTAAGGCCAAAGCAAATAGCGCTATGGGTCAATCTATTTTCACAAGAGGTATTGAGGGCGATACACCTGCTGCCATTTGGTGGTCTAAATCTCAAATGGGTTGGAAAGACAGGTCTAAATAGTAGTGGAGTTTATATGTCGAGTGATTTAATTGAAACTGGTTTGGATGTTTTAAAGTCGGACGATAATCAAGAATCAAGTGCTGCAAAATTACGAGCTAAAACGGTTGGCTTAACACTTTTTATTCTTGGTATAGCTGAGTCAAATGCAAAAAGAATAAGCAAGCTTGCAGCCTATGCTGAAAAAATAGAAGACGAATTATTTGATCCTGATTTGCTAGAGTGCCTTGATGATTATGAAAAAATTGATCGATACAAGCTCATTACAGAAATGACATCCAAGCTTGCGACAAAATTAAAAGAGCCAAACGCTGCGACAAGCTGGGATGAAATAGAATCACAATTACAAGTTTTTGAAAAAGGCTTGCTTGGAGATGGATCTGATGTATTAAGTAATTCGCTTGAAAGTGCTGATTTAGAAACAGCGGCTAGGCATTTATTGCGTCATTACGGATTGAGCTAATATCGAAGCGCTCACAATATCATCAACAATTATTGATAAATTTGGCAAGAAAAAAGTCATGGATCAGCTTGCTATAATGTCTGGATATGAAGAAGCCGTTCCTGACATTATTACTTTTATAAATGATCCGTATTATCTTGGAAAATCATTAGGTGATGGATTGTACCCTATTTGGTTTGATGCTGTTAAAAAAGTATTTCCAAGCCCGTATTATTCACAGTACGGTGAAATTGTTTTATCTGGAGCGATAGGTCAAGGAAAGTCAACATTTGCTTTATTAGTTGTTTTGTATGATATATGCAAGATGCTTTCATTAAAAAGCCCTCACGAATATTATAATTTAATTGAATCTACGGTTATTTCATTTGCATTAATGAATGCTACTAAAAGTTTGGCTGGTTCTGTTTTATATGGCCAGATGATAGAGTGGGTTGAAGCAAGCCCGTACTTTACGTCTAAGCTTGTAAGGGGAAAAAAGCGCCGTACACTGTTCATTAAAAATATTGATGTGGTTATAGGCTCCCGCGGTCGAGACATGCTTGGGCAAGCTACTGCAGGCGCTATATTCTCAGAAATTAATGACATGACTGTTGTAGGTGATCAGGCAGAAGATAATTTTGATACAATTGCGACAAGGAGAGAATCAAGGTTTGGCGGCAAAGGAAAGGATATCATAGGTCATTTAATTTTAGACTCTTCTAACAAAGGGTCTCGATCATTTATTGATGTACGAATGGATGAGAAAAGAAAAAAAGGTGTGACTGATTACATCCTTTTTGCTTACACGCACTGGGATGCCAAATGGCATTTAGGCCATTACTCTGGAAAGTTCTTTAAAGTTTATGGGGGCGATGATAAGCGTGATCCATTTATTATTCCTGACGATTTAGAATCTGCAGTTGTATCACGGCTTGATCAATCCAGAATTATTGACGTGCCAATAGAACACCACGAGCAATTTCATTACAACATAACTAAGTCTTTGCAGGATTTAGCAGGAGTGAGTACATTAGGTTCATTCAATTATATATCATCAATAGAATCTTTGAAGGCTGCATTTACTCATTTGAACCCGATCACAAAAGACGTTATTGTTTTAGACTTTTTTGATGATGAACAAAAGATATCCCAGTTTATTGATGTAAAAACGTTGTCGATAATAAATAATTCAGCAAGATTTATTCATGTTGATTTAGGATTAAAAAACGATTCGACTGGTATTGCGTGTTCTTTTTTATCTCACTGGAAAGATTTAAGCCGATTTGATGAAATGACAGGCAATACAGTTTATAATCGTGAACCAGTGTTTTTAACTGAGTGGGTCATGGAAATACGCCCACTTCCCGGCCAAGAGGTGCCAATTTATAAAATAAAAGATTTTATTCTTGAAGCGAAAAACATGGGCTATAATATTACTAAAGTATCAACTGATGGATTTCAATCGTCTAATCTAAGGCAAGATTTAGTATTAAAACAAGTAGACACTGCGTTGATATCTGTTGATAGAACTAAAGATCCGTATGACTTCTTAAGAAACGCTATATTAGAAGGTAGGATATCATTGCCAAAAAGTGCTAAACTTTTCGAGGAATTCAAATTTTTAGAAGACCAAGGAAAAAAATATGACCACGGAAGCTCTGGAACAAAAGATTTAACTGATGCAGTTGCAGGTAGTGTTTGGAGTTGTCAACAATCAATAAATGAGGAAGGCACTACTGCTGATGCTTCTTTAATGGAAAAATCAATTGATGCGATGCTCTCAATGAATAAGCCAAAAGATTTGCAATCGTATTTAAATAGCATGGCTAAGGGCTAATAATGGATTTAGAGCAACAAAAAGATAATTCAGAAACACTCGTTAAAGCAATGCGCGACATGGCAGAGTTTAAGCATTCCAGCTTGTTTGTAGGCATGTTAGATTACATGACAAACAGGCTGGAAACCAACCTAAGAGAGAGAGAAACATACTTTAATACGTTGGCGGTTCTTAGAGATAATTACATCACTAACGGGATATATGACATTCTTTGCAATGATATTTTTCTATCATCAGGCATTGAAGAATATTTCACTGTTGAAGTCACAGATAATCCAGAATTAACCGCTGATTTAAAAGAAATGATGTCATCTGTCGGTTTGTATGAAATTTTGTTATCTGTATTACCAGAGCTGCTGCATTATGGAGCATACCCTTTAAAGCCTGTTTTTCGAGAGGGCAAAGGTTTAGTAGCTCTTCTTGATGATTATGATCCATCTCAAGTAGTTCCTATTTATTCGGCTGATAACATTCCTCTTTTTTATTTTGTTTCACGTCAAAAACGACAAACTGACAACGGATTTTCTTTCATTGACTATTCAAAAAGAACAATGTTTGATTATGAAGATGTGAGTAACGTATTTTATCTTAGCTCTGATGCGACATACTTAAAGCTTGAGTTGCCTGAAAAAATAATTAGTCAGTTTAGATCAAAGCTTCCAGACAATATAAAATCAAATAATCTTATTATTAAGCAGCCAAAATCGTTTATATGGCCTGCTCGAGATAAACTTAAAGATACTTTAATTTTAGAAAAGGTTGCTATTGCAAAGAGTATTGCTAAAAGTTTGTCACCTACTGTTATTGGCGTTCCTGTACCTGCTAGCTTTGACCCAAACAAGCTGGTTGAACTTACAAAGAAATACAGCGACATTATAAACGGCAACTCGCAATCAATGAGCAACCTTGAAACAATTGACCTAGCTTTAAAAGAAATAGGCCAAGTAAAAGTAATCCCTGTGGCTGGCGATAAAGCTATACCACAACCTCTTGATACGGGCTCAAGAGAACGAGTAATTCCGCAAGAAGATATTGATGTTAGCTTACGTAGAACACTTAATACTTTGTCTATTCCTGCCGACTTATTCACAGGTGATCAAGATTCTAAAGCAAATAGAACCACTAATGTTCGTTATGCAAAGCGATTAAAGAGAATAAGAAAAGACATTGCCCGAAGTTTGTCTATACTATGCTTAATGCATATAGGTTCTAAATTTAAAGATAAAGATGTAAAACTATCAGATATTAAGATATTTTTTAAAAACAATATTAATAATGATGAGCTTGAAAACATAGAATCTCAAGATTTAATAATATCATCGGTGTCTTCAATGGTAAGATTATTTGATGAAATTGAGCATGTAACAAGCTCAAGTGATTACGTTGTTGATGCTAACTCATTGATGGAGACTATTAAAGATTCTCTTTCGTCGATAGGTTCAGGCTATGGTAAAGCTATTGTGCGAAAATCTGTTGATAATGAAGATAACAGAATTAAAGCATTAAATATGACAAAGGAAGATGATTTTGAATAAGTGCCAACAATTTATGAAAAAATTTAGGCAAATAGAAGAAGCTGCCGTGCCATTTGCGTATTACAAATTAGCTGATGATAAAAGCGATAATACAGAAGCGCTTGAAAAAATAAAGGCAATGCTTAAAAACGATACATTAGACTTTACTGGTGATACAGTTATTTACAATGGCACAAACGATAAAATTCGTGATGGCCTGTCTAAGCTTGGCTACAAAAAAGAGGTATAAATAATTAATGAGCAATATGGAATTACGTGATTTTTGGGAATCAAAAGATGCACATAGAATAGTTCAAAGCGATCCATCATCAGATTCAGAAGTCGACGGTAAAATTATTTTAGCTAAAGCGCGTGGACCGGCTTTTTTCCCTGACTCTGAAAGCGGTAACGGCGTATATTATTCTAGACAAGCGTGGGAGAATGCAATAAATCATCCTGATTTCGTTAAAAAATTAGATGAAAGGTTGATACTTGGTTCAATTGGTCACGATATTGTCATGGATGATATAAGCGTTCGGGATTCAAAATTTTCGCATGTTCTCACTAATGTTTTTATTGATGAAAGCAATGTTGGCCAAGCTGAATATCTTATATTTAACACGCCCCCAGGCCAAGCATTAAACATGCTACTTCGAGCCAAAAGTAAAATTAAAGTATCAACAAAAGCCAAAGGTCGAACACTAGCAGATGTATCTGTTCGGCGTGAGGTAGATCCTGATTTGTTCTTTTTAGAACGAATAGACTTTGTACTAGATCCTGGATACCCGCACGCTGGGGCAGATTTGGTAGAAGCGCTTCTCAATCATGAGAAAAATGTATTAACTGAGGAAGAAACTATGACGAATGCTGCGACTGAAAAGTTGATCCAGGTTCAAGAAGCACGAATTTTGGAACTAAGCAACGAGAAAAAAATCACTAGCGATATTGCAGAGAGTATGACTTCAGAAGTCGATGCTATTCGCAGGTCTGCTAAATATAACGACGACAGAATTGCTGCACTTGAGCTTGAGCTGAAGAAGGCGTATGACAGTTTAAGTGAATATAAGACAACTATTTCAGATCAAATGGATGCCTACGCTAAACTTGGCGCTGTTTCTGAAATTTACGAATCAATGGAAAAGTCATCTAAACTAGCTGATGAGCATGAAGTTTTAAAATGTGAATACAAGCAAGTGCTTGAAGCTTCAGTGTCACTTGAAGAAGCACTTTTTGCTTATCAAGAATTTGGTACTGTTTTAGATATTAATGAAATGCTTAAAGCAGCAGATTTGTTAGCTGACAATCATATTGATATTCAAATTAAAGAGTTATCTGAATCATCTAAAGTATCAAACAATTCATTGATGATGTTAAAAGAAAAAGGTTTGTCTTTAGATGAAATTAAAGAGTTTGCCGAGTCTGTTACTATTAAAGCACCGCGAGATGGAAACGAAGACTTTAGTGAAAAGGCATCATCTAAAAATATTTTTTCAAGAGCCAATTCAAAAGATGAAGAGCCTCGACAAATTAATGAATCGAAAAAAATATCATCTCTAGCCAGCAAGTTACTCAGTTGCGCTAAGTAACTGAGTGCATTAAAACACTATTTAGCATTGCTGGATAGTTGAATTTTTATCTTAAGGAACGAAACATGAACAAAGCTATGATTGATTTAAAAAAAGATGGCGCTGACTCTATCGCCAATTTTTACGTTGAAAAATTCCCAGAGCAAATGGAAGCCTATCAAGAATCAAGCATTATTGCTCGAATTGGTGATGGTATTTCTGCTCATGAAATAATGGCTATGGGTCAACAACTTGACCAGTTTAATAGCTATATGGAATTTTCTGAAACTCAAGGTACACTTTCATCTTTGGGTGCTATCCCGCGTATTGCACTTGATGTTATCACTGCATCTGTAGGCGCTTCTATTTTGCCTTTAGTTACTTCAATTCAGCCGATTGAGGAAGAGCATGGCATTGTTTGGTTTAAGCAAATACGAGCAGCACAAGCCTCTGGTGGCTATACTGCTGGTCAAGTTATTAGAGACCCTTTGACTTTAGATGTGCCTGGTAACGGAACTTTAGGAACTCAGCGCAAGCAAGAAGTGTTAGTTGTAACAACTACTGATCTTACTTTATCTTATGCCGGTACTACTGCTTTTTCACCGATTCGCCCGTACATGGTTGAATTATATATTCCAGGCGTTGGCGCTGGCAAAGATGACGGCGGCGGAAAAATTCTAGGTTTTGGTTTTAGCGGCACTATTAATTATGAAACTGGCGCTTATTCAATCACTTTTGCTGCTAACCCTGGCGCAGATAAATCAATCTCTGTAATTTACGACACAGACATTGATGCATTGCAAGAACTTGAAAAAATTGAAGCTGGCTTAGTCTCTAAAGATATTAGAGCTGAAATATTCGCCCTAGCTGCAGACACTGGCGCATTTACTAATTTCGCATTTAGTAAGCGTTTTGGTCGTAGTGCTCTTGATGAAGTTGCAACTGATTTACAAACTGAAATTACAAACACTTTAAACATTAAGGCTATTAAAATGCTTTATGATAATGCTGTGGGTAACACGAATTGGAATCAAACGCCACTAACAGCAATTTCTTATGCTGAACACAAACTTACTTTTGTTGATGCAATTGCTGATGCTGAAGCAGTACTTCACGCTAATTCTGGACAAAACACTGTAAACAGAATTATTGCTGGTAAAACTGCTGCGGCTCGTCTACGGGGTATGCCTGAGTTTTCGCCGAATCTTGGCGCTGCTGCAAGCACCGTTTCATTATTTGGTAGTTACGATAACATTCCAGTTACTCGGGCTACAGGCGTTGTTGCTGACAATGAAATTCTTATGATTAGCAATCCAAACAACTACTTTAATGCGCCAGTTGCTTACTCTCCTTTTATGCCATTAATGGTGACTAACACTGTGCAATCAGCCAGCAACCCTTTCCGTAACACAACAGCAGTTGGTGTTTGGGCTGGTATGACTTCATTAAATGCAGGTCTAGTTACTAAGTTGACTATCACAAGTTAATTTCATGATTAGAGTCTGGGGGCGCTTGCTCTCAGCTCATTTATTTATTGGAGAATACGAATGTCTAAAGTGACGTTTACAAATATCAGCGACAAAGTGAGTATTTCTTTGTCACGTGTACTTGTTAAAGAAAAGCTCGATTTAAAACCTAGGCAAACACAAAAATTTGAGCCATCAGAATTAGCTAAAGATTATAAAAAAGTGGTCGCGTCTTTTGCTGCTATATTGAAAGTTGATTATGGTTCTAAATCGAAAGAAGTTGCACAAGAATCGGTTCCATCCGTTCAAGTTGTTATTGATAAAGAATCTGAGTTAGTATCAGTTATTGATACAGAAGCTGAAAATATCAATCAAGATGAACTTGTACCTGGTGTTAATACATTGCGTGAAAAGGTTGACTTTGTGCCAGAAGAATTAGCTGAATCAGACAAAGAGAATATCTTGACTGAAAAAGGCTTAAAATCGAAAAGTAGAAGTGATCTTAAAAAGATTGCTGTCAATCTAAAGATCGAAACTAAAGGCACGACTGATGACATAATCAAACGAATATTAGCATCTCAGGAATAAAAGGTAGCACATGAAGTTACGCGATTTGATTGACAGCACGAGACAAATTAGAGTTAGACAATATCCGACAAGTAAGGTTGGCAGCATTGAGTTTAAATATGTTGCTCGATCTAAGATGTTTTATATTTATTCTAAAGCGTTTCCTCTTGATAAATCGTCACGTCGTTTTGTGTATCCTATTTTGCTGGTTTTTAAAGGTGTCTCATCAAGTGATAATCAAAACAAAAAACACCCAATTCCATACTCAGGTGATGGTGTTAATGTTGATCGATATATTGAAAAATTAACTGTCAATATGGATGTCATGGTTAGATGCAGATGCGAAGATTATTATTTTATGTGGCAATATTGGAATAAAGGCGTTAAGTCTTTGATTGGTGCTCACAAAAAATATGTGAGAAAAACCACAACTTATCCAGTTAAAAACCCGCTGCAGCATCCAGGCTTGTGCAAGCATCAATTAGCAGCAGTTAAGTTGCTTATGGATAATAACATTATTGTAAAAAACGTTAAGGTGAATCAATATGTCAATAGAATCAAAAGATGATAGTCTCGTGGATATTCTCGAAGCTGTCGGTAAGATAAAAAAGTTTATAGCTGTAAGAGATGGCCGTAAACAAGTCGTAGCAAAGAAACAATATACAACTGAATGTAGACCTGGCTATAAGAGAGATAGATTAACTGGCGCGTGTGTACGCATGTCTGCTGAAGAACGACAGAACAGAAGCAAGGCGGCTAAAAAAGTGCAGAACAAATCTGCAACTAAACGCAAAAGATCAATCTCGATTAAAAGACGGAATGGTGCATAAATATGCCGTTGACCAGACAAGACATAATTGATTACGCCATGTTGCATTCTGGTCAATGGCTGTCCGGATTTGAATCTACATTTTTGACCAACTCCATGGTTGATATGATAATACGACGTGAAGTTAGCGTTTATAGTAAGCATAGGCCAACCAAAAAAACCGAAGGATTTAGGCTTTACAACGGAAAATCATTTGCTAATGAATCTCATACTCCTGTGCAAATTTTTGAAATAAGAGGCAGAAATACGCCCAGTGCTTTAATGACAGGCATGGCTTCAAGTTGGGGTTTAGTGCCATCGGTTTATTGGCGTTATGACAATCCTGTTTTAAGTTTTTCGTTAACATCTGACGTTTATCAAGTTGGTTATTTTTATACTCCAAAATATGTAGACGGTGTTATCGAAGAGTTTGATATTACTGAAGAGCGTTTTTTGGATATGGTGACTGGAAAGTTTATGTCAACAATAGGTCGATCACGTCGAGCATTTAAAATTACAGAATTACCAATTGACTTTGACTTTGATTATCTTATACAAGATGGTGATGCTTTGTATGCAGAAGCAAAAGAAGCTATTCAAGAAGGAAGTGACTTTTGGCTAGCTATATTTTGAGGGGTTGAATGGAATACTACAGCCCAGTTTTAAAAAAGCTAACAGACGTTGGCATTGCTCTTAATACAAGGCTTTACGGAATTGAGTGTAAAATCTATTATCCTGTTAGTGTTGGCCATTATTCCGGTCAACATGATGATATTGAATTTCGTTCTGATCCAGATTTAATAGAACGGCTGCTAATACCGCAAATTTATCAAATAAAAAGAACACCACAAGGCGGAATTAACGACATGCTTTATGATGAAAATATGTCTTTATACATAAGTCGTGAATTTGTATTGCCACATTTGAGTAAGATAGTTGTTATTTCTGCTGCGAGCGGCACAATGCAGTTTTTAGTGACTGAGATGGACTCTGTTACAACTATTCAAGACACGCTGTATAAAGCTGTAACAATCGTGCCATTTTTAAGTTACAGAAACAATGATGATGAGGCTAACATTATATCTGACAATTTATCACAAGAATTTTTAGATGAAATAGATGATATTGATTCAACAATAGATCGTTCAGTAGCAATTGGCGATCCTAAAGATGTCGCCCCCGACGATAGAAAGTTTTTCTTTAGGGAAATTAAATAATGATATCTAAGGTTCAAAAAGCAACGTTCATGTTTTTGTCTGAATTATTTAAAATGCACGGTGTGCCTGTAGAATTTCAATACGATGAAGATTTGGATGTTATTAATGAATTTAGGAAGTCAACACAGCTCAGAATTAAAAACAAAGACACTTTTAATGATGTCGTTGATAAATACGATGCTAATAATAAGAAATACATGTCAAATTTGGCTCTTTTTAATAGAACGCCAATTTCAAGAAACCCTTTGATCGGCAATAATTTAAGCTTAGAAGTTTTTTGTAAAGAATTTAACTCTCTGTATGATATTGAAATGAGAAATGCTTTGTTTGGTCAAGTGACCTTTGAAGTGAAAATATTATTTGATTCAAGTGATGCATCTGACATTATTGAAATGCTTTATGTTAATAAATTAGAAAGTAAACAGCGTTCAATTAAAGTAACTTATGATCTTGGTTCAGAAATAGAAAGTATTGAAGATGTTAATTACGATTTATTATTTTCAGGAATAAATGGCTTAGGCGCTCTAAATTCGTCTAATCTAAGATACATGGACTTTTCTGTAACAGTATCAGGATTGTTCTTCAGTCAATTCTATAGAAGAAATCAGCTTTTAGAGTTGATAGACGTAGAGTTACACGTTTTTAGTCCAATGACAGAGATGTCGGTAGACAGTTCTACTGAAGATACTTTGATTTGGGAAAAAACTTTTATAAACTAATGAGGTAATTATCATGAAAGTAAAGATTCTCAACCGAACTAAATTCACACAGTATGTTGATTTAGATGGCTCTGGAAATGTTGACTTAACAGTTGTAGTTGGGCCTTCTGCATCAGCATTTGTAGAAGTGGGAAGTGAGTCACAGTTTCTTAAATTGTCTAAGCAGTTTAAAGATATTTTGGTTCTTAGAAAGCAATAATTATCGCTTAATTTATCAAGGATTTTATTATGACAAGTGCAAAAGTTATTATTAAAGAGCAAGATCGCTCTGCTATCGTTCCAGCGATGGACGGTGTTTATGCTGGTGTTACTGTAATAAGCTCGAAAGGTCCGGTCAAAACGCCTAGACTTATTACAAGCTTAAACCAGCTTTTAGATGTGTATGGCAAGCCTGACCCTAAGCTAGGTACTGCAATGTACTCTGCCATGGAATATCTTAAGCAAGGAAATAAATTATGGGTTGTTCGATCCGCTCATGATGATTCAATGTATTCTGCAGCTCTTATCAGATCAAAAATATTACCAGTACCTCAAGGATTAACTGATACTTTGGTTTCTGATAATCTTGTTGTTAATCCAGTCCTAGGATTGACGCAAAATGCCTTAAATTCTTATCAATTCCCTGTCTATTCTACTAACAAAGAATATGAAGCAGTAACCGGCTCTAACATTTTCGCTAATTCAAGCGCCTCTACTGATATTCATGTTAATAGTTTTTCTGATATTTCCGTGGGCGATGACCTTTCTTTTGGAAGTGAAACTTTATCAGCGCTTAATGATTTGAGCGATAGCGTTGGCGAAAATAAAGCTACATATAGCGTTGTTGAGCTAGTCACAGGAAATTTAAGCTTCGACAAAATTACAGTGGCAACTGCGGTAACTGTAACTGCTGGAACTGTCATTAAAAGATATGTAGATGGCGGCGCTGGTGATACTTTATATGCAGGAAGCCCTACAGTAGTTCGTAGCGCAACTAGCTCAACCGAGCTCCTTATAAGCAATGCTGATTATATTGCAAATGGCGATAATTTAAGTATTGACGGCGTAAGTGTTGCTTTTACTTCTAAAGAATTTTATTCAGAAGAAGCTAAATATGTTCGTGTTGATGACTTAGTTTCAGTTACAGATTCCCAGTCAATCTTTAGAGTAGTTACTGCTGAAGTAGAAGATCGTGATGCATTTTTGGTCACTTCTGCAAACCAAGGAATCTGGGGCAACAAACTTAGCATTGGTATTGCAAAAAGCAATGACTATGCTGATGCTTTCAACTTAATTGTCTACTTTGACGGTGTTTTAGTAGAGTCCTGGGAAGTAACTCTTGATGATCAATTAGATGGATATAATAGACAGCTAGAAATTGAGAAAAAAATCAATGGCAAGTCTGCTTATATTAATGTTTTATCTAATGGTAACAACGTTGATAGTGAAGGAAAACCTAAGCTTCCTCTTGTAACTGATTACAGCTTGTGGTCAAGAACTCCTGAAGACTTATTCACAGACTCAACTTATGTTTTAGCAGAAAGCTTGGTAAAAGGTCACGTTGAAGTTAAGTTGGATGCTGTCACTAATTTGTCAATTGGCGATAGAATTAAGTTTGTTCTTAATGAAACCACAAACTCAAAAGAATATAAAGTACTTTCAATCAACTCAGGTTCTAACTCTGTAATTGTTGATAGACCGATCGAAGAAGAAGAGATCCCAGTTTCTTGGGTTGATACAGATTCTAATACAGTACCTACTTCTGTATTATTCTTTGATAATACTTTTAATGATAGCGCTACAGGTGTAGTTAATGGCGTTAAAAATTACGGTATCACTAAAATAAATAACGTGTATTACAACTATCCTTTGAACTCTTCATTTGTCAATAATGGAGTTCAAGGAAAGCTATTGTCTGCCGGAGCTAATCTTGCAACTGGCGGTAGCATGGGAAGCTCTGTAACTGTTGGTGACTTAATACAGTCTATTAATAAGCTTAGCAATAAAGAGGCTACTCCAGTTACTTTGTTCATGGACGGTGGTTTTGCAATTCCTGCAGTTGCGCAAGCAATTCATGAAGTGTGCAAAAGACAAGGTCTAACGCATGGTTACTTGTCAACAAGTTACAGTGCAGAAGAATCGGTTGACTATCTTGCAGCAATTGTTGCTTACAAAGATTCAACAAATCTTGATACTCATTTATGCTCAATGTTTGCTGGTTGGGTTCAAGTTTATGATGAGTTCAACGACTTAGCTGTTTGGATATCGCCTGAAGGTTTTGCTGCAGCTCAGCAATCATTTACAACTAGAGAATTCCAAGCGTGGTTTCCGGCTGCAGGTTATGAGCGCGGAAAAATCAGCGGCCTAGACGTTAAGGTTAAATTTACTGAGGGTGACAGAGATTTCTTAGTTGCAAACAGAATAAATCCAATTCGTAAAAGAGCTGGATCTGGTCTTATTATTTGGGGCAATGAGTCAATGCTTGTTAAACCATCTCCAATGCAATTGCGCTCTGTGTCAATGCTTCTTATTGTTATTAAACTTGGTCTTGAAAATCTACTTGAATTTAAAACATTCGAGCTTAACGATGAGAGAACATGGTCAATAACTTCAGGCACTCTTGATGCATTTATGCGAGATGAAATAAAAGCAAAAGGCGGTGTTTATAATTACGAAGTAGCAATACAAGAAATTATAACCCCGTCTGACATTGACAACCGTAGAATGCCTGTTTTCCTTGGAATTCAGCCAACCATGGACATTAAAACAATCCCAGTTACTTTGGCAATCTTCAATAGTTCTGTAGATATCCAAGTTTCATTGTAATAAAAAATATCGCTGGCTCTCTACTATAATAAGAGAGTTAGCGCCTATTAAGCATTTAATTTAATCGAGAAGGAACAAGCAATGAAATTTGCGATTAACAGAACAAAGCAAGCTTTAGGCGAGCTACAAACCTCACTACATTGGGGCATGACAATTGTTAGCCCAGCTACGGCTGTTGGTGATCTTGAAGAAGATTTACAAATTCGTTGTCAGTCTACCGCTGTTCCTGAGGCTGTAGAAGAGACGAATAAGGTCGAGCTGCAAGGCCATGTTATTAATTATGTCGGAAAGACTGTTAAAAACGGCGAAATTGCAATGACATTTGTTGAAGGAACAGATGCTAAAGTAACTGCATACTTCACTAGATGGCAGGCCGCACGATGGAGTGCTGATGGCTCAGATACAACTGGTAAGCAAGCATTAACCGCTGACTTAAAAGCTGATATCAAACTTGAGATGTATGGTCCAGATGATGTTGTAACGCAAACATATACTCTTATTGGTGCAATTGCAAGATTTGAAAAGGGTGTAACTTTAAGCCAAACTTCTGACCCTATGGCTCCTACCGTCACTTTTGAATACGATGACTTCCATTTTGATGGTGGTGGTGTAATCTGGTAAAAAATACCTAAATCATGGGGGCGTTTATGCCCCTTTTTTTTTGAGAGTTACAAATAATGTTAAGATTTTCATTAAATCAGCTAAAAAGTTCTTTTGAGCTAGGTTCTACGTCGAATTGGGTTGTGTCTTTCGAGAAAGGTGGCGCGTCAGCACCTGACATTAGCAATTTTAATATAATCGCTGGGCAATGGTGTCCTGTTCTTGATGTAAGCTATGATGATTACAATGTGTATAACGAAACTATTTCTGTCGGTCCGAGTGTTACAATGCAAATACCAGCTAAAGCCAGTAATTCGCCGGACGTTATTGCATTGACTTTGTATGATGATCACGCTTTAAGAATACGATTAGCACTTAATTCATGGGTTGATCTAATGCAGATCAAGTTAGGACGAGCGCCAATGTTAAAAGAATTAAAAAAATATTCGCTTATTGTTAAGATACACTCGTTCACTAAAGATGGATTGCCAGTATTAACTGATGCGTTTTATATATTACCAAGCGAGTCATTGGCAAGGCGCGGTGATCAATCTTTCTCAGCAGATACTTTGCCTATAAGCTTTAATGTTATTGGTCGCCAATAGTCTCAACCAAAGGACTTTAATTATGTCAAAAAAAATACGAACTCTTAAATCTGAAAAATCAGGCGATGATTCTGATTATATGGTGGTCGCTACTCTGCCCAGCCACTTCAGATCATATGATGTTAATGAGGTCATGGTTAGAGGTCTGTTTTACTGCGAGTCATTATCATTATCAAAGTATGTTGGAGGAAATACGTCGTCGTTCTCGCAGCTTGCAGCTATCTATTCTGACGTGATCAGAGGTATTGATATCTATGATTTAGAAATTGTTGACTTTATTATTTTGACAATTATAAGCAGCATATGGACTATCGATGACTTTGGCTGGAAACCAAATATTAGATGTGCAAACATGCTTGACGATGGCAATCAGTGCAAGGGAATTATTAATGAGCTTATTATATTGGATGATTTTGAATTTAACGATCCATTGATTAATGAGTTGCCTATACCTGTTTCAATTAGAAATAAAGATATGTTGATTGGTGCAATTACAGTAAAAGATGCTATTGATAAAGAAAGATATTTGCAAGAAAACCCAGATGAAGACAGCAAAATAATTGATTATTCGCTATTATTAAAAAATGAAGATATGAGCTTTGAAGATAGAGTTAAGTTTGTAAAATATTCAAAAGCTGTAGAATTGCGAGATATGAGCACTGTTGATTCTGAAATACATATAACAATCAACACTATTAAAAAGACTTGCCCTAGTTGCAGGCATGTAAATAAACTTAAAATTGGTTTAGAAACCATTCGGGGGTATCCCTAACTTCAGTTACAAAAAAGTAGCTAATATTAGATTGCAATGGCTTGATAAATTTAAAGCAGACATACCGCCAAGAACTCTTTATATTGACATTAAAAACATATTTGATTTAAGAGAACAACAACTAGCTAAGTAAAGTAGGAGCTACATCAATGCAAGAAGCAGTAAAACCTACTGACATGCCAGACTTAATGTCATCAAACGATTTAAGAATGATTGAATCTGACATTGTTAAAAGCATTTACAAATCAATAAAAAACAAAATACCCTCATTGAAATCCCACAAATCTGTTGAACCAGATTATGAGGACTTGCCATTAAAAAACGTACCAATGAGTTCTGTTGATGTCTCAAAAGGCGCTGGAAAATTTGACATTGAAAAAGACAGCTCAATTGAAAACAAACTTGTTCTTGATGCTTTATCAGCAATAAAAAACAGTCTTGACAAATCGGGAAAAGTCAATAATAAAACAAAACTTGAATATGATAAAAGAATATCTAAAATAGGTGATACTTTTTCAAAAACTGGTAAAGCTGATGTTGAAAAAATATCAGAATTGTTCAATAGCGTAACATCTTTGACAAACAGGCTTGGAAATAGAATAGTAAAAATAGAATCTGAGTCAAAAATATCTGATTCTATAAATCAAGCTATGAATAATAACGTCACATCAGCAACAAGCGAGCGTTTAATTACTCGCATATTAGAAGAATATAAATCAAGTATCAGTAGCGAATTATCAACAAAACTAGAAGCCGGACTTATAAGCGTTAATGATTTTCAAAGTAAACTGGTTGAATCTGGCGTTAAAACTGAAAAGTTAGATGAAATAAAGAAAGTCGAACTATCAAGAGAAGGTGTTATTAGCTCTGAAATAACATCAAGACTGCATGAAGAAATAAGCCGTTTAGACGACACGCAAAAATCAGAATTTACAGAAATAAAAAATCTTTACATAAAAAATGAAGTTGACCGTGAATTTTTCTTAGAGTACATGTCTGATTTAACTGATAATGTAAAAAACAATAGCACATCAGACTCAATGTCACGAATGACAGAAGTTCTTAAAAGCATTGATGCTAATACTGACCCTGAGAATAATCAACTTACAAATGCCGAAATAATTTTAGAAGAAAACAAGCTTGATTTAGAAAAAGAAAACAATGCTTTGCTTAGCAAAACTCTTGGCAACTTATCCGTAGATAGCAACAAATTTGTGGCTAGCTCTATGCTAGGCCAAGTTTCTGGCTTTGAATCAGCAGGTGAGCTCGCTGGCAGCACTTTAGCTGATAAAGCTTTAGATATGTTGAATGGCGGCGGCGATGATAAAAACTCAAGCAAAAAAAGTAAGGCTAACGTTCAAGTTGACGGCAATTCTACAAAGAAAAAAGGAAAGTTTGGTAAATTATTAAGCAAAGCAAAATCTATTGTTCCAGGCGTTGGCGCTGCTTCAAAAGCTGTGCCTTTGTTGGCTTCAGGTGCAGCTTTGGCAAGCGCGGGAATTGGCTACTTTAGCTCAGAAAGCGATGCAGAGCGAAATGATACAGTTAGCACTGGCATTGGTGCTGCTGGTGGTGCGTTGGCTGGCGGTCAAGCTGGAGCGATTGGTGGGGCTTTGTTTGGTTCTGCTGTTCCTATAGTTGGCACTGCTGTTGGCGGCGTGGTTGGAGGAATTGCTGGTTCAGCTCTTGGTGCTTTCGCTGGATCTAATGTTGGTAAAAAGATTGGTTCATGGTTTAGTGATGTCACCGATACTATTCCTGACGATGTAAAAAAGAAGGGGACAATTTCAGAGATACAATACATTGATAAAGTGATGATGAGCTCTGTTGTACAAGCTGCTAAAAGTGGTGGAGAGTATGATAGTTCTGACGTTAAAGATTTGCAAGAACACAGACAAGAGTTAATTAATAAAGATCTTAAAGTCCATATCAGCGATCAGCTTAAAACAGCTAATTTAATTGATGCATCTGCTGTTGATAAGCACAGATACTTGTCAGAAACTTATGCTGAATTAAAATATTCAAATCCTGATCTTTATAGTGCTATTTTTTTAGGACAATCTGATGATATAAAAAATCTTCAACTTAAAGAAACAAATAGCGTTGACATGTCTATTTCTACCAACAAAGAACAATTAAAAAATGTAAATTCTTCTGAAAATCTAGAAGCAAGCAACAAATCAAATGATGTTAGCAATACATCTATGTCAAGTACTATTGATGCCAAAAAAACGAGCACCGCTGATAATCTCACGTTATCAGAGACGGTAGATGGAACTCCTGTCGTCAATGCAGATTTAAGTATTACTGCGGGTGCTTTGGCTGGTTCAGCTTTAAAAGATAATATTGTTGCAACAAATAAAGAAATTGATAACGCCCCCACTGTTATAAATTTGAATAACGATAAAGTAATAAATGATAAAGGTATCATTGCAAGCTTTACAGAAAAATACATAAAGCCTAGTGCGAATGGATTATCTACTGACGCCATGTTATCAACATCGTTAAACAATGACACTAACAACATTGAATCTAACAATAATAATGTAAATAAAAGTAACTCGGACTTAAATGTAAGCACATCAAAGTCAAGTATTTTTGAGAATATTTCAAATCAGATTGTTAAACCATTAATTAATAGCGCTTCAACTGTTTTGAATAATGTTTCATCGTCTATTGATTCAATTGTACCAAATTCAATTAAAAGCATTGTACCTGAAAGCGTTAAAAACATTGCTTCATCTGCTAAAAAATTAATCAATTTACCTAGTGTCAACGACCCTACTTCTACTTCAAAAGGCTTATCTACTGTCGCTGATAGCCCTTTAAAAACAAACAGCTCTAGTGAATCAAGCTATTCAGACAATCTTTTGACTTACATTAACTCTAAAGATGATGGAATTGTTCAAGTAGACAAAAGTAATGGCATTAAAAATATTATCAATAATCAACTGGAACAATCAGGCTTAACAGAATCTTCTGCTAGTGAGCAATATGATTATTTGAAGCAATATTATGAAGATTTAAATAAATCTGATAGTCAACTTTATGACGCTGTATTTAGTAACGCCTCTAAATCTGTTCAAGATTACAAAAAAATTGATGAATCAAAATCAATTACCCTTAATAACGTCAAATCAAACAATATAGAATCAAAATTAACAAGCAATGCTGAATCAAGTGCATTTTCAAAAACATCGAGCGCAGTAGATGAAAGCATTAAGTCTCAAAAAAATGAATTAATAGTAAAGGCTATTAAAGCTTTTTCAAATGCTAAAAACTTTGTTAAAAACTCAAATGTCAGTAGCGTCAAAAAAATGGCAGTTGACACGGTTTCTAATACTAACATTGGTCGGTCAATAACTAATTCTGTGGGAGCCACAAACGCTGTAAAAAGCCTAGACTTATCTGACTCATATGTAGGCACTGTAAGTAAAAGTAATACTGGTTTGGGTTTTATATCTGAAAAATATGAAAGTGGAGGTAAGGGCGTTGAAACCATTTCAAGCGGAGTTGACGATGCTGGCGGTGTAAGTTATGGCACTTATCAGTTATCAAGTACCGCTGGCACGATGGCCGATTTTTTAAGCAGTCAAGAAGGGAAACCATTTAATGCGTATTTTGCTAATAGTTCGCCAGGCTCTAAAGAGTTTAACAAAACGTATAAAGAAGTTGCAAAAAACCACACGTCTGACTTTGAGTCTGCTCAGCATAACTACATTAAGAGAACTCATTACGATCCTGTTCTGAAAATGGCTGCTGATTGTGGCATCGAAACGTCAAACAAAGCAATACAAGAGGCGCTGTGGAGTCAATCGGTTCAGCATAGTCGCGTTGGTAACAATCAAATATTAAACGCTGTAGCTGGCTCTGGCGTTGACCTAAGCAATAGTGATTTAGCTTTAAAACAAATATATGTTGAGCGCAACAATTACGCGAGTAAGTTTGCCTCTCCATCCGCTACTTCAATGCGATATTCAAAAGAGCTTAAAGATGTATTGGCTTTAAATTCAGATAGTTCAGATAGCAGTGGAGATACCATATTATCATCTAATAGTCGTGTGGATAATGGGGGCGTTAGTGTTGGCAGCAGTAATGCTAGCAATAGCAATAGCAATAGCAATAGCAATAGCAATGTGGCCAATATATCTAAATCATATTCTCCCTTTAATACAAATGAAAGTAACTCGACTAATAGCAGTTATAATCAAAGTAGCTTAGCCTCAAACGCTCCAGAATTTTCATCAATATTTACTGAAGAGCAAACAAAAAAAGCTGAAATGTTAGCAATGCAAGGTGCTGATGCAGGAATAATTTCAGTAGCTGCAGGCATACCCAAAGAAGATGCAATTACTTTTTTGTCTAATAGATCTGGAAATATGAGCACGACAAATCAAGTATACGAAACCTCAAATGGTGATTTTAATGCAGGAGTTATGAATAAATCAGTGGTAGATAAATATGAAAATAAACAAAGTGCTCCACAAGTTATTGTTACGCAACAAGGGCAATCAAATTCCACAGATGACCACCGTATTTCAGATAATACAGTCTCAATGGCCGCTTTAATGATGTGAGAAAAAAAACATGCTAGATTTTGATAAACTTGCAGAATATAGAGATTACTTAGTTACAATAACAAACTCTAAAACTGGAGAAGTGATTACTGGTTTAATAGATAATGATGGGCTAACGTATTCTACAGGCGCAGCTCTAGGCGAATCAGCAGCAGCCAATGGAATCAAAGGTGCTGGACTTGGACTGGTGCAAGGCGCTGCTAATAGCCTTGGCGCTGGCGGTATTGTCAGTGCTATACGTGGTGCTTCATATTCAAATGTATCTACAACAATTAAAGCATACGAAGGTTCGGATGAAACGCCTTTCAATATAAGTATGCATGTTTTTGCTACAGATGAAACTTACAATGATATTCTAAATAAAGTATTAAAATTTACCCAGCCAAATATTAACGGCGCTGGATTGATGATGTCGTATCTTTATGATGAAAGCGATGTTGCAGGAATAGCAACAAACTACGATATTTTTAAAGAGCAATTAATTCGCGTAACAATTGGTGAATATTTCTTTGCTGCTGGATTGTTTTGTACTGGTATTAATCACAGGTTTAGCCAATATGTTGATGAAGAGGGGAAGCCGCTTTACTTGCAGCTTGATTTTTCTTTCGTTTCATATCGTATGTTGAATGCTGAAGAACTGGCAGGCTGGATAAGGAAATAAAATGGCAAGCAAAATTGATGTTTATGACATTGAACAATTTCTTTATTTAGAAATGGGATCGCAAGCGTACTCAAAATCTAGATTTGTCATTGATTTAAAAAATCTTTCATTCTCTGCAGAAGCTTATTCAAAAGGTGATTTATTAGATAAAGTATCATTTGATTATTACGGAACAGAAGAACTTTGGCCTATTGTTGCGCTGTACAATGATGTTATTGATCCATTATCTAAAGATAACGTATTACTCAGAATACCAAGCAAATCAGAAGTTGAAAAGTTGCTGATTGATTATGTTGAGATGTTGAGATTAAACCCGAGGAGTTCAGTCATTGATACAAATTAATGGCCGATGCTTTATTGGCGTTGAAATGGATGGCCTAGAAGTGTTTAACATCACTCACTTTAAAAAGCTTGTAGTAAATGAAGGTACTGGTTTAACTTTGCCGGTATTTGAATTAACGCTTCATCAATCTGATTACCGATTGCACAGAACACTGGTAAGACCAAATACAAAAATTAAAATAACATATGGCGCGTCTGCAACTAATGCTATACCGTATGATTTCATTATTCTTAATTACTCATTTAATAAAGGAGAAAGTGCCAAGTTTGATTTGGTTTTGTCTGGAGTTCTTGACTTAAGTGACTTTATTAACATACCAACAATTAAACATTTCGACAAAACAAGTAATGCTATATTGTCAGAGATTAGCACTGTCATACCTATCGTTGAGTATGCAGGTGCTGATCAACAAGTATGGATACAACACAATATTTCAGACAAAAATTTTATTGAGCGAGTTTTGGCAAATTCTTATATTAGTGATACTGATGTAGTGATATCTTCACTGAATGTAGGAAAAGAGCTAGTAGCAAGATCCGTTAAGACTCAATTAAGTAAATCTGGTGTCGTTGTAGCAAACGAAGGTAAGGGTGGCATACGATTTGATTACATTAAAGTTGAGTCTGATGCAGCGGTCTGGTCTCATTTTTTTTCTGAAGGTCGAACATTACCAGTTTTTAAAGTAAAAGACAGAAGCACAGATTATTACACCCCAGGCTTAGAAAGCATTGGTGATTCACAAATATACAATAACTTAACAACTGGCTATCAGTACCCTACTTTGCTTGACTGCGGTAATTGTCACGAAAACTACTATAAAGCATGGGCGGACAATCTTAGCAAAAATACGCAATTCTCAAATAATAAGGTCTACGTTTTTGTTAGTAATTATTATCTGGCAAACGATGAATTAAAGGTCACTGACACTATAAAGCTTGTAGTCAACAACTCAAGCTATAATGAATTAGCTGATCCCATGTCTGGCAAGTATATTTTAAGCGAAAAGAGCACAGTAATTACAGCTAAATACGGCTATAATCATAGATTGTCGTTAATCAGGGATTATGTGATTTGATCAACAAATATAAAGCAAAACATTTGATTGAAAGCTCAAATTCGTTAAAATATGGTATTTATAATGGCGTAGTTGTTGACAATAAAGACCCAGGCTATAAGAATGACGGAAATCCAATTGGTCGAGTTCGCGTTGTTATAGCTGAATTAACCGACGGAATACCAGTTATTTTTTTGCCATGGTATATTTGCAAACATAACGTCAGCACAAGTCCAAATTCTCAAGCATCAATACCACCAACTGGTAGTGAGGTAATTGTAGAGTTTCCAACAGATGATATTTATAATGGCATTGTAAGTCATGTAATAATAAGCTCGCCCCCGAGGTAGAAGATGACGGTTACTATTTACAACATTCTTGATTACGTTACAGATTTAGACAACAATGTATTTCATGTAACACCACCAGAATTTACACCTGCCTTATTTATTGCTATACAAAACAAAAAAAGAAACGACACTATTGAAAATATAAGCAATTTTATAGAAGCATTCAATTATAATCCATTATTACTGTTAAATAACATTTCTTCTTACTACGACAATGCCGATACCCAAGATACTTATTTGCTATTTATCTTGGATTGTATGAAGAAAATGATTTTATTGAAAATAAACACATTAAATTATAAATTGTCTCTCAATAATGTGTCGTTAATGTTCGACTCTAATATGAAAAATGACTTTAGCCATTCTCAATTTTTAAAATGGCTAAAAGAAGGAATGACAAGTGATCGTCTTTCTATAGTTTTAGCTTCACAGCCAATTAATTTAACATCTACAGAGGCGACAGAGTACACTAATTCTATAATAGCGATTGATGATTATTTGTATGGACTTGAATTAAAAGACGTATTATTAAAATCGATCAACTCATATCGATCTACTACTTCTTCAGAAGCCCTAGTTGCTTCTCTATGCGCTCAAACAAATCTATTGATGCCATTGGTTGACGAGTATTTTACTGCAGCGCACAACTACAATGAGACCCATGAGCATAAAGACATCGCAATTGATGGTGTCTTTGCTATTTTTGTAGAGCCTGACATTAAATTAGTAGATGCGCTAGCATATAAAGTTTATTATGGAATCAATAACGCAATTCAAAATTTATCAATCAATCAAGACTCTTCAGATTGTATTATCAGAAATCTACTGAATGAAAAAACACACAATGCAGCAATTGTTGACAACAACTTGTTTAAGTTGAGGCATGAATTAACTGATATAGACCCACCAGAAAATCCAATTAAACCCAATATAGCTGTCTTTTTAGGTAATCAAATATCAACAGCAGAAGAAATTGAAGTTATTTTTCGTCAATATAACAATAGTGTCGATAATTACACGAAAGAATCAACTATTATAATTAATAGAATTAAAGACCATATTGGTGATCAAGTAAGCGTCATAGATCAAATTGATAAAATAATAAGCAGCAAGTATGCTGATATAAAAGAAAGTGCTGATGCATTTATTGCAAATAATTCAAACACGCAATACACGCTAGGCATATTAGAAAATCGATTAAAATTAATAACAGAAGATTTGGCTTCTATTATTGCTGATATAAAATTAAGTCCCACATTAAGAACTGCAGAATTTATTAGCACAGTTGAAAAAAAGGTTGTTTGTCAAGCAATTGATCAAATAGGAATTGTTTCATCGTTACAGTCAAAATCAGAAAAATCACTCAATAATATTGCATTGGCAAATTCTTCCATGGGAAAAGCATTGGCATCAGTTTTAAGAAAAAAAAACAAAGATGATAATTTGCAAAGTGAGGTTGATGCCATTGCTACTGCAGCGCCAGTCAGCGCCAGTGCTGCGGCAATAGAATTGACTGAAGAGTTATCAAGAATGACTGAAAGCTCAGCTAATCAAGCATTGCAAGCTGCTAGACCCTTGTTAGAGTCGATGATGATTCAAGATAAAGTTTTTCAGTTTATGCTGGCTATGAGAAAAGCCATTGATTCATCAATCAAGATTATGCCTCCTGAATTAACCGACGATATGGTAGCTGAAGGTGAAGCAAGAGCTAATATTTTAATTCAACCAATGAAAAAAATAGCAGAAAATAATCTTTATCCAAATAATTTGACTCCAGCTGATAAGCCTTCAGGTAGAATGACTTCAATTCGCGGTAATTCTGATATTGTTAATGTAAAACCATCAATGCCCACTCAAATTGAGGTAAAAAATGACGGCTGCTAGCATTCAAGAAACATTAAGTCCAGATTCTGGAATAACATCCGCGTCTGATGAGCTCGTTGAAGCTGGCTGGAGTGGGGGCGAGATAGCTTCTGTACAAAGCATTATTACTGGCATTTCAGCGCCATTGTCAACTGAACAGATTGAAAGTGCTTATGCCGAATGGGGAGAATCACTTGCATCATCAGTTAATAGTATAGTGACTAAATCAGTTAAAGCTGCGGAACAATTAAAAACAGCTATTATTTCAGAATCTCATGAAGTGTATAATGCCAAATCATCAATAACAATTCCAGATATGCCGCCCAGCTCGCAGATGTTCACTTCAACGACTTCTCTTGATGCTGTGAATTACACGATAAATGAGGATTATCCAGAAACTTTTGGTTGGATCGACTATGTCAAGAATTGGATTAAAATTAATAAGAAAAAAAGAAAGGCAGAATTGGTAATGTCTAGCGGAACTCATATAAAAACTGATGCCGATGGTAACGTCACCATCTATACTAAAGGTAATTTGCGTCAAATCGTCGATGGTGATTACTTGCTTGATGTGAAAGGTAATTCTGATTTAATCATCAACGGTAAGAGTTACCACAGTGTTGGTGGTCAATTGATGGAAAAATATGGCAGCAATCACACGACTAAAGTAGGCGGTATTAGAAAAGAAACCGCTACAATTATTTTTCATCAATAAGGTTTTTTATGTTTCCCATTGCTAGATTAAATGATTTATGCGCAGGCCATGGCTGCTACTTTCCTAGAATGGCTATCGTTGGCGCTCCAACTGTCTTTGCAAATGGAATGCCCGTACATCGTCAGTCAGATTTATGGGCTATACACGCTTGCGGTAAGCCACATGGAGGATTTACCATCCTAGGGTCTACAAAAGTTTTTGCTAATGGGCTGCCAGTAGCTAGAATGGGCGATGTGATTGGTGACATGATAGAATGTGGTACTGCCATTGCAGTAGGTTCGACTAATGTATTTTCAGGTTGAAATTGATTGAATAAATATGCTGACATATCAAAAAAAGGTTCTAACCTAGTTGACGTTGATAGCGTTATTGACGCTATAGATAATATTATAAAAACCAGAATTGGAGAGCGGCCATTTAAACGTGATTTTGGCTCTAGAGTTGAAGATTATTTATTTCGCCCCCTGTCTTTTTCTATTAGCCGATTAATTTTGGGTGAGCTAATATCATCAATTACAAAATGGGAAAATAGAGTTATTGTTTTACCTGAAACCAGCGTCACATTATCTCCTGACACAAGATCTTATTCAGTAATACTGAAAATAAGAATAAAAGATTTAGGAAATTCTCTTATTATTCAAAGACAACTATTTCAGAAAGGCACAATTTAATGAAGATGATTAAACAAAACTCAACATCTTTTAGGCAAATTAGAGACAACGTTATCGAATATTTATCTGGTCTTGACAATTGGGAAGAGATAAAAGACAACCTGCCTGCATCTAACTTGACATTAATAACTGATATTGTTGCTGGCTTTGGCTCATTTTTGATTTATAAAAACAATCAACTAGCCAATGAAACGTATTTATCGACAGCTAAAAACAAATTTTCGGTTTGGGAAATTGCTCGAACTTTTGGTTATGAAATTAAAAGATACACTGCACCTTCAATAAAACTTAAATATAATGGCATACCAACTTTGTTAATTCACTCAGGAGAAATTCTTGGTAAATATCTTCAGTATGACTTGATTTATTTTGGAGCAGATAAATACCTTGAAAAACTTGATACTATTGATGTAAAAATTGGCGAAGTTAATAGAGAATTATTAGATGTTATATATGATGGAGATTCTTTAAAGTACACGGTGTCTCCTAGCGTTCTTGAGTCGATAGATAACGATTGCATTTCACTTTACGTTGATGATGTTATTTTAAACATATCAAAAAAGATAGAAGATTATGTAGTTCAAGGTAAAGTAGTTGATTACAGTTATACGCCTTTTTCAACTGAGATTATTATTTCGGACACTAAATTTAGCTACGGAACTCCTATAGATATTTTGTCAAAATTAGAAGTTTTATACATTGAAACTGACGGAAAAATAGATTCTTTAGATACTCGGAAAGCAACATCACTTTTGACTGACTTTGTGGCTTTATCAGTCAATCATTTGGGATCGAATGGACAAGACATTGATCAAATAAGAAATTTAGCACCCCTATTTTATTCAACTCAAAGACGAATGGTTACTAAATCAGACTATAAGTACGTAGCTGAAACGCACCAATACATTAAATCTGCATCAGCAATTAGAGACGATGGCAGAAATAAAACAATTACGCTTAGCTTGCAACC